AATTCAGTCCATCCTTGATAAAACTCCAGGGGTACGAGCCTTACAAAAGGTTTACTCAGGAACAGATACGTTCTGGAAAGTTGCTGGACTCTTGGGAGAGAGAGCCAAATATACTGCCGCGTTTAAAAAATCAGGGCTGAACGTAGACGAGTTAGACAGTGAAGTGATCGATGGTCTGGTCGCTGCTGGCATTGCGCCTAGAAAAGCGGGTCTTTCTGGGGTTTTAGATGACGCTTCTTTCTTAGATTTATTCGCATCAGACATTGTTAAGAAGACAATGCCTGTTTACTCTCGTGTGCCTGAATCAATTAAAGCAATACGAAGAGTGCCTCTCATAGGAAACTTTATCGCTTTCCCGGCTGAGATCATCCGTAATACCTCAAACATATTTAACCAAGGTGTTAAAGAGTTATCGTTTAAGGCAACGCCCAAAATGATAAAAAAGATAGGGCCAAAAAACGCTCGTCAACTAGAAAAAGAAATCCGAGCAATTGGTGCAGGAAGACTGACCGCTTATGTGAGTTCTGCTTACGCTATTCCACTAGCCGCACAAAAATCTGCTATGCGTCTCACAGACACATCAGAAGAAGAGATGAATGCCTTACAAAAGGTAGTTCCAGAGTACATGAGAGGTCATGTATTGATACCGTTAGAGAAGTCTAAAGACGGTAAAATGCAGTACATCGATTTTAGTTACATGAACCCGTATGATTTTGCTCTGGCTCCAGCAAGACAAGCTCTCCGTGTGTATGGAGAAAAAGGAGAGGTTAGTGAGAACGAGGTCGCTAATCTATCGGCTGGTTTGTTCCAAGGTATAAAAACATTTTTTGAACCGTTTGCGGGAGAGTCTTTGATAGCGGAAAGACTGCAAGATGTTTTACCGCAGAACTATTTTGGACGTGGTGGAAAAACAGGGTTTGGAGCCGAGATATACGGTAAGTCAGAAAGTTCTGGAGAGCAGTTGAGAAAAAGTTTTAATCATATTCTTGGCGGTTTCAACCCCGGTTTGGTCGAACAGTTTGTGTTGGAAAGAGGGGGTGAGTTTGTCCCAGGCAGAGTGACCAGAGCACTGGCCGACATACCCGGCAGACAAGGACAAGAGAGCACTGGAAAAGAAGAACTTTTAACTGCGTTTACTGGCTTTAGAAGAATGGATGTAGATCTTCCAAACACATTATTCTATCGAGGATATGAGTACACTGATTTACGATCCGATGCCGTTGGTAATTTTAGCTCTATCGCTAAACGAAATGATTCTACAGAAGAAGAGATTGTGAACGCTTACAAAAGAACAAATGAAGATTTGTTCCGAGCACAAGCACAATTAAAACAGGTTGTTGATGCCGCCAGAGAGCTAGGCATGAGTGACCAAAAAATACGGTTCGCTCTTAAAAAACAAACAGGCATGGGTAACAGAGAACTTAACGCTGTGATGAGAGGAAAATTTGAACCGTTCCGTGTCAGTGGAAAAGTTAGACAGGATATAGCCAGAGAAGCTAACTACTTAAAACAGCCTCGTATCGTTACTCGACTGCCAAACACCGAACTATTTGATATTGCTCGAGAGCTTCGTGGTAGAGATTTAACTGTTCAAGAACCAGAAGAAATGCCAGAAAACCTATTTGTTCCTGAAACTACAATACAGACACCTGCACCTGCACAGTCTGTTGCACCTACACCTACACAGCCACAAGCCGTGGCTCCAGTTCAAGCACCAGTGGCCGCACCAACACAAGCCGTGGCAGCCATACCAAGAACCTCACCCACTTTAGTTCCTAATTTGCGAACACAGCAGTTAGCACAAGACTTGGAGACAAGACGTGGATAGACAAAAACTTTTCGCACAACTCCGGTTACATGAAGGGGTTGAGAGAAAACCATACCAATGTACAGCCGGATACTTGACCATAGGCGTGGGTAGGAACATCGAGGAACGAGGACTGTCCGACGATGAGATCGACTACATCCTCAACAACGATGTTAACATCGCCACCGACGAACTGGTCAGAACGTTTGATTGGTATCCTGACCTTGATGAAGTGCGTCAACGTGTTGTGATTGATATGGTGTTCAACCTTGGGATGCCCCGCTTCCAACAGTTTAAAAAGATGATCCAAGCTCTGGATGAAGGGGACTACAAAGAGGCATCAATCCAGATGATGGACAGCCGTTGGGCATCTCAGGTGGGTGCTCGAGCAGAGCGTTTACGAGACATGATGGAAACAGGCGAAGATTCGTCAGACTTTGGAGAGTGAAATGAAGATCGATATGACCGATGTAAAAGACGTGATGATGGGTGACAAAACCCGCACTCAAATGGAATGGGAATTAGTTCTTGTTTACGCAAGCCAAGATTACATGTTTACTAAAGCTTGTGAGATGGCTCGTGAAGAGGTTGATTGGTTCTGTCGAAAGAATTGTTTGTTTGAGTACAATCCTTTGACACCTGATGATTATGAGGCAGCCTAGGGCTCCCAACGAAACTTGTCCTGATAGTATACGTCTTGGGGTTCACGGCTCCTGCTTGGAACGTCCCAGGTCTGTGCTTTATTCTCTCCGGTTATCCTCCAACCGGCACCACGAAGACTTGATCCGCTCTCACTTTGTAGTGTAAACGTGATCATTCTTGTGCCACCCATCTGCTGCCAGATCCTCCAGCATCGTGCATACAGAAAGGAACAAGCATTCTTGGGAGCATCAGGACAGGCACACAACCGCCTGATCTCTGCTGTATACCTATCGTCCGCTCTTCTTGCCACTGGTCTGGCAACAATAGCCACAGCCACAAGCTGATTGTTGTAGATAGCACCGATTGCAAAGCGACCGCCCTGTGTTTTCTTACTGTGCCGGTGATGTTCTGCAACGAAGTCATTGGCTTCAGTAATTGTGATGGGACAAGCTTCAAGGTTCATCCAACCTCGCCCCAGTTGTCACCCAACTCTTGGTCTACCTTGCTTGGTACAGAAAGATCGACACACGTTTCCATAATATCTTTGATTCTTGATGCTTGCTCTTCAGAACTGATACTGAAGCACAATTCGTCGTGTACGGTCAGTAGAGGGACTAATCCTTCTTTGTAGCACTCAGCCATTGCTTTCTTCGTTTGATCGGCTGCGGAGCCTTGTATAAGCTTGTTGAGAGCCTTATAAGTAAACGCTCTACGTATGCCTGGGCCATACTCTTTCTTAGCTTCTTCTAACGGAAGCGGTTTATTGTAAGCAAATGTTGTTGGTTCCCACAGATCGAAGCGACACTTACGTCCCAACAGGGTGCGTATCCGACCATGCTTTGTTGCTCTGGATGAAGCAGAGTCTGCCAATTGTTTAACGAAAGGCACTTTGTCATGGTATGTGTTCAACAATTCTTTGGCTTCATCTTCAGTGATGTCGAGCGTGTTTGCTAGTTTGCCCCGACCCATGCCATACATGATTCCAAGGTTTACGGTCTTGGCTTCTTTACGCCCGATCCCTGCCATGTCTGCAACTATTTGATGAAAGTCCACGTCTTCTTCTTGGTATGCATCAACGATGGTTTGTATTCCAGAGTATTCAGATAAGTTGTTTGATAGAACGTGGCAGTAGTGGACTAACAGTCGAGGTTCTTGGCTTGAGTAATCGAACGAGCCCCACTGGTCACCCGGCTCTGGAATAAATAGTCCACGAATTGCTCTCTTTAAATCAGGGTCACGAGCGGGAATCTGTTGTAGGTTTGGATTGCTCGAACTGAAACGTCCCGTTATCGTCCCACCGTCGTCGCTACGCAACTGATGAAACTCACAATGAATCCTACCGTTGTGCTGATAACGCAGGATCGAATCAATGAACGTGCTGTTCGCTTTGTTCAGTTCTCTTAGTTTAAGTATTTGTCCCGCGACCTCGTGCGGTATTGATTGCAGATACGCTTTTGTAATTGAGGGCTGGTTCGTTTTACCTGTTGTTTTGTATTCGATGCCGTAGTGTTCAAGAACAGAGGCAACGCTAGTCGCCACCCAAGGCTCAACCAAAACGCCTGTGTTCCTTTTGATCTCTTTTCTAATCTGCTCTTCTTGCTCACGTAAAAGTTTTTTGGTTTGCTCTGCCTTATCTAGATCAACCAACACACCTTGTTGTCGCATGTCCAACATCAAGGGTATCAGACTTGTCTCCAACTCAAAGATAGAAGTTAGCTCTTCTCGCACTAACTCCTTCTCAAACACCCTCCAAAGACTCAAGGTCATAGCGGCATCCTGCTCCGCATACTGACCAACAAACTTAGCCGGTAGTTTCCACATCTCAGACTTGGGATCAATCCCCCAGTTCTTAGCAGCGGTTCTTAATAACTTTTCGTTCTTACGCTCTCCGGTATACTCACGACCTACGCTATCCAAACTGTAACTGAACCTGTTCTCATTCAACAAAGGCGCAGCGACCATTGTGTCTATGATCCTGCCTTTAACTTCGATACCCTCGTGCCTTAACCAACCCAAATCGTAGGTTGCATTGTGAAAAATTTTATTGATATGTGGCGTATCTAGTTGTTTTTGTAACCATTTAAATACAATCTTTGGGTCAATATTACCGTTGTTCTCGTGACGAATGGGAAAGTAACCCACAAAATCCCCCGCAGCCACAGCTACTCCCACAACATAACCATCGCCTCGAGCCCATCCAGGTCCCAACGTTTTAATATTTGGGTCGCAGGTTTCTAGATCGACTGCAATATCTTTGCAGGATGTCAGGTCTGGAAAGATCTCTGGGGCACACCAATCAACCTCCATGTTGTCGAGTTCTTCTCTGTCTAGATAGTTAATCGTGCTTGTATCTTTCATCTACATCCCACACATTCCGTCACACTCATCAAGAAAACTTAACTGTCCATGATCTGCTGGAGTGGTTAAGTCAACTTGGTCTAGTGGTTTTAAACTTCTATGAACGTACTCCTTGCTCTCCATCTTTCTTTCTATTGTTCTTAATTCCTTGTCAAAAAGAATAGCGTCTTGCCAAGACACGGGGTCGTTGTCTCTCATGTGTCGCCATTCATCGTCATTGTGATAAGGACAACCGATGCAAGCTGACCGTGGTAGCACACGGTTTTCGTAACGTTCAGCAAACCACTGTTGACAGTCTGATCTAGACATTCGTTTCTCTATCAAAGGCCATCTGTGATGTGACCAGGTGTCTCTACTTTCTTTAAGCCGCTGCATCTCATCTGTGCTGATGCCGATCCACACTTCAACAACTGGTTCTTTCGGAGCACGTTGTCTTGGTTTAAGACCTATAAGTTCTCTTTCTTTTTTACGTATGGGCTCTATCTTGTACTCTCTGGTACATTGTCTTCGGCCCATGCCTCCGTTCTCTGTAAAGAAAGGAGCACTACGATAGTTCTTGTTCTTGTCTTCGTTGAGCAGATCGTCTCTGATGTTGCCTTTCTGCACGGTGTATACCGGAAAACTTAACTGTGTCTTTAACCACTCAAGGTGTTCATACACACCCTCTGGTTCCCATCCAGTGTCTGCAAAAATTGCACAGTCTGGTTTTCTACTGAAACATCCCTCCTCTGCCATCAATGCCAGTACAGAGGACTGAACACCAGCACCTAAACTGATTACAACTAGTTGTGGGTTTTCTAGTTCACGAAAGAATTTCATAGTGGATACCTATGTTTAGAACCCGTTTGTACGATATGTAGGTTCTGTCTTGTTCTAGTTACGGCTGTGTAAAAAACTCGATGCTCATCATCTGGGTTGCCTTCTACATAATTTTTGTATGGCAGATAACCCATATCGTCCAACAATACAATGTTGTCGTCTTCTCCACCCTTCATTCTGTGAATAGTGGATAGTTTTATAGATGGGTCTGTGGATATCTTACCTCTTCTACGAATCGCATTAAGGTATCTCAAATCCTCTTCTGAGATACGCAATAATTTCTCTGCAATTAATTCTTTACTTGCCAATAACCCATGATCCTCAACCAAGGCGTTGTATGTCAGAGGTTTCTCAGAGTCTATTTCTTTAAGTGTCTTAGCCATGCCATACTTAACCATTGCATCATTACCGCGTTTTGGTAGGTGTGAGTACAAGAGTTCAGCCTCTTCTACAGAAATAAACTCACCTGCCTGTAGCTCTTTCCAAAGGTTAATCGATCTTAAAAGTTTTTCATTGAAGGATAGACTGTCGTTGATCTTGTACAAGATACCCATTGCTTTTAGGTTATCCCCTAACGCTCTTAGGTTTTTGGTTGTTCTTGCCATCACTGTCCAAGACCCTTCATCCATGTCGATCTGATTGATACTAATGTAGTGTCGAATAGATCCATCGTGATTTGTGGGTTCCCAGTTTTTAATTTTACGGGTTCCTATAATTGAAGAGATTTTGTTAGCTAGATGATGCACCGCTCTCGGCACTCGATAAGATTGCTCCAATATTTTTAAATCATCGCAAACGTTTAACATGCAGCGGATATCTACACCCGTGTATTTAAAAATTGCTTGGTCATCGTCACCTGCGTAATAGACACGTTTGGCATTGTTACGCAGTAACTTAACCTGCTCCCACTGCAACGGGGTAAGATCTTGTGCTTCATCAACGATCAGTAAGTCCAACACTGGAGCCGTACCCTGTTCCACCATCAGCTTAATCATGTCTGTAAAATCATGCTTACCGGTTTCTTCTTTGTACGAGTTGTACAACTTAGACAGTTTTACAAGTATTGGAAAATGTAGTCTGTGGTCTCCAGTTAAGTTGAACTCCTTATCCAAAGAGACCCGTCTCATAGCGGCACGATGAATTATCGTCATGTATTTGTTGCCTTCTCTGGCAGACTGCATCATCAAACCATCTTCATCAAACACATCTCTATTATCAAAAAACAAACCCATATCTGTACCAATCTTTGCAAGATCATAGGCGTTGATCATTTGAACCGTCTTCATGCCTAGCCATTTAAAGCCTAATGAGTGCAAGGTGCGGAAGTATGGCGTGTCTTTTTCAGTCAGATTAAAAGCAGCACCGGCACGTTCTCTTGCTTCATTAACCGCCTTTCTGGAAAAAGAAACAAAGCCGATCCTATCCGGTGGAGTTCCCGAATTGAGTTCACTACGAATAATCTCCATGAGTGTGTGTGTTTTACCACACCCTGGAGGACCAAAGATTAACTGCTCTGTCATCGTCTTTTCTCTTCTAGCCAAGTTTCTATTTCACTCAGTCTCCACCGCACCGCAGCCTCACCTATCTGATAGGGCTTCGGAAGATTGTCCTCGTCTACCCACTTGTAGATAGTCGGTGGTGCCACTCCAAGAAACTCTGCTAGTTCTGAAACCTTTAACATTCGATCTTCAGAACGGGGCTTCATATTCATCTCCTTCTGGTAAACTTATTTCTTCGTATTCAAACTCAGGTACCCACCAAACTCGGACACCCTTCCATTTATCGGACTCGTCTTTGTATCGATACACTCCGTGAAAGTCCCCACCCAAATCCTTGAGTCGTTGCTGTATCTGTGGCCGGTTTAATTTTGAGAACCCTTGGTTTACTAAATAGTCCTGTATACCTTTGAGTTTGAAATAGGTTTTGTTTTTATCCGTCCAGGGTCTGCCCATCTCCATCTCTTCGGGAGACATTGCTCGAATCCTAGACGTGCAGAACTGTTTGACCAGTTCTTTAAACTGTCCTCCAAGTGTTAATTCTTCAGGCACCTCTATCTGTGTAGCGTTTTGTAAAAGATCGTTGACGAGTGTTTGCCACTCGTTTGCTTTCTGTGCCGGTGGCATATAGTTAAGTTGTTCCATGCACTGACGTTGGAACTGTAGTTGAATTTGTAACTGCTCCGTGGATATCTCAAGGCGTTGTCCGTCAACATCCAGAAAATACAATCGAGGCTCTGACAACAGGATCGTCAGTCCACTAATTTGTGGCTTCTCGTTCTCTCCGTTGCTGCCAATACCGTACTTCTTGGTTTTGCAAAGAGACTTGTTGCAATACGATTTGAAGGGCTCCTGTGTGCAAAGGTAGCCGTATGATTTCTTTTCATGTTGTTCTTGTATTTGAACAACTTCAATAGCTGGTAATGGTGGGTTAAACGTGGTTTGATTGACAGCTTCCATCTCCTTTTGCCAGCCCTCTGGAAACTTCTTTTTAAGATAAACACCCGTCTGAAACATAGTGGTATTACGACAACCCTCTGGTATGCCGTCGTTTAACATGCACTCTAAACAAGGAGGCGCATCAGCAAATGGCATTTGCTCTGGCCTAGCTAACAGGTTATCCAGATCAGTCAGTCTGACTTTGTTTTTGCCCGTCCACCGCAAAAATCCTTGGAGTGATACAGCTTGTCCCTTTTCGTTCACCATGTAACGCAACGTGTTCTGCTCATCAAAGTATGGCAGGTTGATGAAGTTGCCTAGATCACCACGATCCGAAAGAATCTTGTCCTGTTTAGGAAAGACCTCACATCCAGAGTGTCCAAGTAACGCAGCAATCTCCGTTAAATACTCACGTATCTCAGAAGCAGGAAACCACTCAACAAAGAACATATATAGGTGAGCCCCGCCCGACTTAGATCGGCACACGGCCAACGGCAACTTAAACTTTTTCACCTTCCTGACCAGTTCACCGTGGTCAATTGGATAGTCATCAACATCTATCGCGCCAAACTTACAGTTGTTATTTTCATCTATTGGGATTGCACCAACACTGGTCTTTCCCTCTAGATGCTCTGTCATAACTTCAACAGTGAGACACTCTCGAACTGTTTGGCATTTAGCTTCTTGTTTTCCGTTGCGTCTTTTGTTTCCTATTATTGTTTTGCCGTATCCCGTGTTCGATCCTTGGAACAGGGATAGAAACTGCTCAACATCCGACATAAAAAATTCCGTAAAAAATAGGACACGAAAAGAAAGGTAGCTTTCTGTCCGTGTCCTAATATTTAAAACGCTGAGTGTTCTTCAGCTTGCTCTGGCACTACGTCTTCAGCAACGGCTTTCGCCTCGCCCGACATAACAGACTTACGGAAATTTAAAGCCATGTTAGCTAACTCCTTGTCCTCCTCAGAACTCTTGCCATTAGGGTCTAACAAATAACCTGCGCTTGTGATCAGATGGTTGCTCCAAGTGCCTTGGTCGTTTTTGTCTTCAACGGTAGATAGTTTCCACTTTGTGAGAAAGATTGGTGGTCGTTTCATCACTCCTTTGATCTCGATAGTCAACATACTGAGCATCGACTTCCACTTGCGCGACATTGTCAGTGAAGTTTTTTTCATATCAACGATACCGAAGTTCGGCACACCGTCCTCTCCAATGACCAAACAGTAGTGTTGATCGGACCTCACTAGCTCATTAT